GGCGTATTTACCTCTCCCCTGTCTGGTGTGCGGTACCCTGCAAATAAAAAAACGTACCCGAACCCTTTTCCGTAAAGAATTGGGTTCGAGTACGAACTGTCTGGTGGAGCTATGCCCTCAATATCCGAACACTCGATAGTGAGGGTATTGTTCCCCGAAATGTTAAAGGTCAGCACGATTCTTCGCCCATTCCCATCATCGTCATATACGAAGACCGAGTTTACCAATGTGTCGATGATTCTTCGCTGATACTCAATATCCTGTATATCGCCGCTCTTGAACGATGTGAGCCAGTACACAATGCGCTCCTTCGACAAGAGCGGCTTTTTCATTTCCTCACGGGCTATTTGACCTTCAATATTCAAGCGTTCCAGCTCAAGCTCCTCAAGTCGTTCTTTCGTACTCGATGTGATAATACCCTGTTCGATGGCAGACATGAGGTTCTTTATCTTCTTATTTACATCCTTCAACATTCCTTGCAGACCTACGAGAACAGATGTGTCTTGTAGGTCTTTTTCAATGAGTTCCATCGCCTTAGTTGCAATCAGTTCGATGTTTTCATCGGTAAGGACATGATGGACGGTATATCTGACAACGAGTTCTTCGAGCCAGTCTTTTTTCTCGACCTTCTTGGAGCAATCACGCTCTCTCTTTCGCTTTGAACACTTGTAGTAATGATATACCCTACCGAGCTTGGAAGTGCCGCTCTCGCCGATCATTGGGCTTCCACAATGACCGCAGAACAGCTTCGTGGAAAGCAGATAATCTTCTTTCGCCTTGTTCCTTGCCCTCGAAGCGAAGTTGTGCTTGAGCAAAGCCTGTACCTTATCAAACAGGTGCTTGTCGATGATAGGAGGTATGGCGTTCTCTACCACCACATCTGCATATCTGTACACCCCAATATATTTGTCATTTCTCAATATCCGGGAAAGGCTGTTTTTGTTGAACTGATTCCCTTGCGATGTTTTGAAGCCATGCTCATTGAGCCAGTTCACGATCTCTGTCTTTGATTTCCCCTCGGCATACATCGTGAATATAGCTCGGACGGCTTTCGCCCCCACGGGGTCGATTTCGTATTTTCTGTCTTCCCCTATTTTATAACCAAGACCGAGACTTCCCATCGCAATCGTGTGTAAAGCGTTCTCCTTCATGCCACGCTTGATACTTCTGGCGAGGTTTTCGCTGTAATACTCAGCATACCCTTCGAGGACGGATTCAAGAATAATCCCTTCCGGGGTATCTGGCATGGGTTGTTTGGCATAGAAGACACGCACACCATTCTTTTTGAGCTTCGCCTTGTAGATCGCTGAATCATATCTGTTTCTGGCAAAGCGGTCAAGTGTGTACATGATTACAGCGTCAAAATGCCCTTTATCGCTGTCTTTGATAAGCCTCTGAAAGCTCGGACGGTTATCGGTCTTGCCCGAAATCGCACGATCTATATATTCGTTCACTACGACAAATCCATTTTTCAAGGCAAACTCATGGCACTCTCTAAGCTGTCCCTCAATGGATTCTTCTCTTTGATTGTGGCTCGAATAGCGAGCATAGATTACCGCTTTGATAGTCTCACCTCCAATACTTCTTTTCTTCTAAGTAATTCGATAGGCACAACCTTAGACCGCCGCAGTTGAATCCTTATCCCCCTCTAACTCCTTGCGGTTCTCAAATTCATAGACCATCGCCATAAATTCATGTTTCGCTCTACGAGAAAGACCTCTATACACTCGGAGAATATCTTCTTCGTCCTCATTCGTGGCTCTGGTCTCATGCACCTCGTCTTCATCGGCGAAGAAGTCCATAACAGAGCAATCTAATTTTTGAGCCAGTTGCACCATGATCTCTTGCTTTGGTAGCGAGCCGCTATACCATGCGCTGACTTTCGATGTACTAAGCCCAAGCTCTTTGCAGAGGGCAGTCGGGTTTGTACCACGAAGCGAGCAGATTCTTTTCAGATTTTCAGCGAAATTCATGTTGATTCACCCTCCTAAAAAATTAAATCTAAAAAACAGAGTTTTGGTATTGACAATTCTATTTATCAGAATTATAATAAGAACAACAAATCCGAAAAACGGATTTGACAGTAAGAATCCAGCCCCTCAAAAGCATAAAATTTGAGGAGAAAAGCGTCGTTATTTACTTGTTGTAGCTAATAAGAATAATAACATGAAATCCGCTTTTCGTCAAGGTTGATTCTGAAAATCAGAACAAGGAAGGGAGGAATTTTCGTGGATATTAAGTCGAGAATGGCAGAGCTTGGCATGAAGCAGGTGGACATGATTATGGAACTGCGGAAGCGAGGTATCGTGGTTCAGCCCCCTATGATGTCAAGCGTTCTCCGTGGGGTTTACACCTACCCCAAAGCAAAGCTCATTCTTGCGGAGTGTGAAAAGGTTCTCGAAGAAATGGAGAGCCAATGAGCCTGTCTGAGAGACAGGTACAAGACCTCGCAAGCCCATTGGTGGGTATCATAGCGAAATTCTATGAAGACCCAAAGAATGAGGAGGATTTTCAAAGATGGCTAAAACAGCAAAAAGAATCAACAGACGAAAGCTCGTGACCGTACAGGCTTACGCCATTATATCCCTTTTCATTCTGTTCGGAATGGTGATCGGATTGGTGATAGGGACATTGACCGCTCCTACCAAAACCGTAACTCTGACCGAGACCATCGAAGTTCCATCGTACAGTTCCGACAATCTCCCCGAGGTTGAGGATATTTACTACTACGATGTTCCTCTCTCACACAGCTTACAGCGATTCATTTACGAGGTGTGTGCAGACGAGAATGTACCTGTCGCTCTTGCTATGGCAATGATTGAGCATGAGAGCCAGTTCAACCCGGAAATCGTAAGTAGCACCGATGATTATGGTCTCATGCAGATCAATTCCATCAATCACGAACAGTTAGAGGAAAAATACCGAACCGCAAATATGCTCGACCCTTACCAGAATGTCTACTGCGGCATAAAGATTATCGGTTCTTATATCGAAAAGTACACCGATTACGGCAACGCTCTGATGGCGTACAACATGGGCGAGTATGGTGCGAAAAAGGCATGGGAGAACGGTGTGCAGTCTACTTCATATAGCACCACTATTCTTGAGCTTATGTCTGAATACGAAAAGGAGGTATCGGACAATGCCCGAAGTATTGGTGACGAAGGATGATAAGGCTGTTACAATCCTTTCTTCTCGTGATTTCGAGGAGCAGATTGAAAAGTACATAGGCTCTGATTTCGCAAAGCACTATCACAGACAAATCGAAGAACTGTCTTACTGTGTGCGAGAACTCGCAAGCTATGTGAACGATAAGGACATTCGCTCCGAAATGGAGGAGGTGCTTTCGGTCAATGGCTTCTAACAGAAAGACAGGCACAACCTTCGAGAGCGAATTGTGCGAAACCCTCAGTCAGAATGGTTTTTGGGCGCACAATTTGGCTCAAAACTCTGCGGGTCAGCCAGCCGATGTGATTGCGGTGAGAAACAAAACGGCATATCTGATTGATTGCAAAGTATGTTCCCGCAATAAGTATTCCCTTTCACGCATGGAAGATAATCAGCACTTCTCTATGGAGTTCTGGCGAATGTGTGGGAATGACGAGGGCTGGTTCGCCTTGAAGCTCAAGGACGAAACGGTTGTGTTTATCCCTCATTGTACGATGATCGCCCTCTCCTATGAAAAATCAGAGCTGAACCTCAAGGACATTATGGACTATGGGATAACGCTGGAAAGGTGGCTATCCAAATGCTGATCGCAGTATCAAACACCTTATCCGTGAACAATCCCACGAAAGAGCTTATGACTTGGTGCAAGAAGAACCTTGTCATTGCAAATCCAGAGTATGCGAAAAAAGCTCGAATGAATCTCTGGCTCGGTAACACACCGAAAATGCTGTATCTCTATGAAATTCGTGGAGACACATTGGTTTTACCTTTTGGGGTTTTGCGATCTCTCCCCAAGAGTATCACCGACAAGGCTCTGTTTGTCAGCGAATTTGCAACACCTGTCGAGGTCGATTATGACACTTCGGTTCCTCTCTATGATTATCAGGAAGAAGCTGTAAATGCCATGATTGCCGCCAAGTACGGTATTTTGCAAAGTGCCGCAGGAAGCGGAAAAACACAGATGGGAATTGCTTTGGCGGTGAAGCTCAAGCGAAGAACCTTATGGCTGTGCCACACTCTTGATCTTATCAGACAGAGTAAGGAACGAGCAGAGCTTTACATGAGCGAAGACCTCATAGGCACGATCACAGAAGGTAAAGTATCTCTCGGTAAAGGTATCACCTTCGCTACGATACAGACCATGTGCAAGCTCGATTTGCCCCAATATCGTGACTATTGGGATTGCATTATCACGGACGAGGTTCACAGAGTAAGCGGTAGCCCAACCGCTGTGACACAGTATCAAATGGTACTCAATAGTCTTTCCGCAAGGCACAAATATGGGCTTTCCGCAACCGTACACAGAGCTGATGGAATGATACAGGCCACCTATGCGCTTGTGGGTAAAGTGGCTTATCAAGTTCCAGATGAAGCGGTTGCAGACAAGATTATGAAGGTGGGTATCTATCCTGTTGGGACAGGCATTGAGATTAGTCGAGAAGCCCTCAACACCGATGGAACTTTGAACTATACGAAGTTGATTACCTACCTTACAGGAAACAGGACGAGAAACGAGCTGATCGCCAGTTGTATTGAACGCAGACCATCGCTGATTCTGTCTGATAGACTGAATCACCTCGAGGAGCTTATGAGTTTGCTTCCCGAAGATATGCGAAAAGACGCTGTGATGGTAAGCGGAAAAATGACGAGCAAGGCGGGAAAAGCCAAGAGAGAACAAGCTATCTTCGATATGCGAAACGGCAGAAAAAAGTATCTGTTCGCCACCTATTCTCTCGCAAAGGAAGGGCTGGACATTCCGTGTTTGGAACGCCTTTACCTTGCCACACCTCAGAAGGATTACGCCATTGTAACTCAGAGCGTAGGGCGAATTGCTCGAACCTTTGAGGGTAAGGCTGACCCGATTGCTTATGACTTCGTTGATAACATCGGCTACCTCGTAAAGTCCTACAAGAAGCGTTGCTCCACCTATCGCAAGAATGGGTGTTACTTCGTGGAAGGAGTGTGAATATGTGTGACACCCGAGAGAGAGAGAGAAGGCTCATTGGTCTTATAGATGTAGACGGGCATAATTTCCCAAACCTATGCCTTATGAAATTATCATCGTACCACAAATCCATAGGCGATGTGGTCGAATGGTGGGTAAACGATAAATCCAAAAATTATGACATTGTTTATATGTCTAAGGTTTTTGGAGACGAATACACCGCAGATGTGCAAGAACCTGAGAACGCCAAGAAGGTTATCAAGGGTGGAACGGGATACGCCATAAAGCTCGAAAACGGGAAAGAAGTCTATCACAAAGAATTAGACCCTCCTTTATCGTTTGAGATCGAATCGGTATATCCAGATTATAGCCTATATCCAGAATACACAGGTTACGGAAAGCCTTTGTCAAAGCAAACCGCCTACGGCTTCTTAACCCGTGGTTGCCCGAGAGGTTGCTCTTTCTGCCATGTAGCTGTCAAAGAAGGACGATGTTCTCACAAAGTTGCGGATTTATCCCAATTTTGGAAAGGTCAAGGGACAATATGCTTGAGCGACCCGAACATTCTCGCTTGTCCAGAGTGGGAACAGCTTTTGACGCAATTACGAGATTCCGGGGCAAAAATCGAATTCAATCAAGGACTTGACGCTCGGCTTATCACAGAAAAGAAAGCCGAACTTCTTGCCAGCATGAATTTGAAAACTCCCCATTTTGCAATGGACACGATGGCTTCTCTTGAACCTGTGAAGAAGGGCATAAAGCTGTATGTAAACGCCTGTAAGCGTATTCGAGGAAAATGGAATTGGAGAAATGCAAAAGTATTTTGCCTTACCAATTTTGACACAACACACGAACAGGATATGCAGAGAATATCTGCAATTCAAGAGTGCGAATGTCAACCGTATGTGATGATTTATAACAAACCATCTGCCCCTTCCATAACTCGAAGATTGCAAAGATGGACAAACAGTACAATGCTCTATGCGAAAACGCAAGACTTTATGGAATATCAGCGAATGAACTATAAGTCGGTTTTGGAAGGAAGTGATGAAAAAAGAATGAGACTTGTGACCTATGACTGCGAAGTGTTTGCCTACGATTGGCTTGTAACCCTCAAGGATAAAGAAACAGGTCAGCGCACGAGGATATGGAACGACAACGAAGCTCTCAAAATGGCTCTGTCCGATGATTGTATCTATGTCGGGTTTAACTCGAAACACTACGATCAGTTCATTGTGAAAGCCATTGCCGCCGATTTTACTCCGCAGGAGATTAAAAAGGTGAATGATTTCATCATAGGCGGTGGACAGGGTTGGGATTGTCCTCTACTCAAAGACTTCTACTTCGCTTTCAACAATGTAGACATAAAAGACGATATGCAGATGGGTTTATCCTTGAAAGCTATCGAAGGACACCTCGGAATATCCGTTCAAGAGAGTACAGTACCTTTCGACATTGACAGACCTCTCACGGAAGCCGAACGCAGAGAGACCGAGTTCTATTGCGATCACGATGTAGATACGGCTGAACGCCTGATTGACATTCGCAAAGACTACCTCAAGAACAAAGTTCACATTGGTAGGCTGGCTGGTCTTTCTGATGTGAAAGCAATGGGTATGACAAATGCAAAGCTGACTGCGGCTATGCTGAAAGCGACCAAAAAGCCGCACGATGATGAACGCAAGTATGTGTACCCGGAAAACCTCAAGCGTGAGTATATTCCCCCGGAAGTGTTCGCTTTCTTCGATAAGATGTACGACCCCTCCATTTCCGATAAGGAGCTGTTCAGCGGAAAGCTGGAATTTCAGATCGGGGATTGTCCGGGTGTTGTCGGCTATGGAGGTATTCATGCCGCCATACCCCATTACTTCTTCGAGGAAACTGGTGACAGAGTAATTCGCAACAAAGATGTGGCGAGCTACTATCCTCACCTTATGACGCTGTGCGGTTACACCTCTCGAAATATTCCGTCAGCGGAGGTTTTTGAGAATGTTCTGGACACCAGAATGAAAGCCAAAGCGAGCGGTGATAAGGCTACCGCAAATGCTCTAAAGCTGGTTGTGAATACAACCTACGGTGCATTGCTCAACAAGTACAACGACCTGTTTGACCCTCTCATGGGTCGCTCCGTATGTATCACGGGTCAGCTTTTCTTATTGGAGCTGGCGCAACATCTTTACCGTGATATTCCGGGCTTGAAAATAGTCCAGCTCAACACGGACGGTATCATGGTCGAGTGCGACAGAGCAGACCTCGAAAAGCTGGACGAGATTTGTGACGAATGGCAAGCCAGAACTGGCTTTGAACTCGAAGAAGATTCCGTATCGAAGATTGCACAGAAAGATGTGAACAATTATGTCGAAGTGCAACCGAACGGAAAATCGAAAGCAAAAGGTGGGTATCTCGTCAAAGGCATTTCAACGGCTGGTGCTTTCAACATCAACAACTCGTGTTGCATAGTTGCAACCGCTCTGAAAGAGTATTTTGTCAACGGTATTCCCGTGGAAGAAACCATAAACGGGTGTGACGATATTTTCCAATTCCAGATTATCGCAAAAGCCGGGGCGAAATACCGTGAAGCATATCACCTTGTCGATGGGGTGAAAGAACCCGTTCAGAAAGTGAACAGAGTTTATGCTACTGCTGACGAACGATATGGGAAGCTGTTCAAGGTGAAAGCCGAGGACGAATCCACAGCAAAAATCGAAATGCTCCCCGAGCATTGTATCATCGACAACGACAATCGCTTGAGCATTACCGATGTGGACAAGACCTTCTACATCGAAATGGCAAAAAAGCGAGTGAACGATTTCATGGGTGTAAAGCCCGAAAGAAAAAGGAGGACAAGAAGTATGGCTACGACCAAGACCACCAAAGAAATCAGCAAGGAGACCAATGTTTATCAGCGATTGCTTGCGGCAAGGGCAAAGTTTCTTGAAGCCGATGTACAGAAGACGGGAAAGAATATGCACCTCTCGTTTAAGTATTTCGAGCTGAACGATATTGTACCCCCTGCCACCCGCATTTTCACGGAAGTTGGCCTTGTGGGTCTGGTGAACTTCACGGCTGACACGGCTACCATGACGATCATCAATACCGACAACCCCGAGGAGACGATCACTTTCACCGCACCTTTCAACCAGATCGCTCCCATCGTGAGCAACACGGGCAAACAGGCTACCAACGAAATGCAGGCTCTCGGTTCGTCCATCACCTATATGCGCCGCTATCTCTACATGATGGCTTTGGACATTTGCGAGAATGATTCCATTGACGCAAACATTGGTAAGGACGAGGACGCTCCTTCTCCTGCCCCTGCCACCAAGAAAGCTCCTGCCACTCCCGGTCAGCGCAAAGAGGTGAAAGAAACCTTGACCGATACTGAGGGGAACGCCACTCCCTTGCAGATCAAGGGTCTCAAAGCCGTGTTGAAGAAGCTCCGTGAAGCCGACCCGAGCAAGGAGGAAATGATCGCCAATATCGCCGTTCAGACCGAGGGATTCACGGTTATCTCCAAGTCTGACTGCGAGGAGCTTATCAACCGTATCAACGAAATGCTCGGTGAAGGAGGAGAGGAATAATGTCTGCTATCAAATGGCTTGAGGGCAATCGTATTCAGATTGCTCCTCCCAAGAAAACGAAGAAAATCACGGGTACTCGGTTTGCCACCATTCTCGGTCTGAACCCGTGGTCTACCGCATTTGAAATGTGGTGCGCTATCACGAAAACATACGAGAAGCCGTTCGAGGACACAATCTACACCATCGCTGGTAAGACCATCGAACCGAAACAGGCGGCATACATGAAGAAGTCCTATGCAATGGACATTATCACTCCTACCGATATTTGGGGGAAGGATTACTTCAATAAGACTTGGGGTGATTTCTTCCCCGACAGCCCCCACCTCGGCGGTATGTGGGACTATCTCTCTCAGGGAGAAGACGGGAAGGTTGACGCTGTTCTCGAAATGAAGACCACCAAACGAGCAGAGGATTGGGAGAACGATGTTCCCGAGTATTATGCCCTGCAAGCGGCTCTCTATGCCTACCTTTTGGGCGTGGACGATGTTATCATGGTCGCTTCCTTCCTCGAGGAGAATGACTACGAAGACCCGAAGAAGTTCAAGCCGAGCGCAAAGAACACCATCACCGTTGAGTTCAAGGTGTCCGAGCGTTACCCGGACTTCGCCGAGAAGGTGGCTCGGGTCGAGAAGTGGTGGGAAGATCATGTTGATACGGGCATTTCCCCCGAATATGACGAGAAGAAGGACGCTGAGATTCTTACCGCCCTTCGCACCAACACTCTGACCCCCGAAACCGACATTGAAGCTCTGGTCGCAGAAGCCGAAGCTCTCAAGAAGGAATTGGACGAGGTTGCCGCCAGCACCGCTGAGAAGGAAAAGCGGCTCAAGACCATCAACGACATTATCAAGGAACACGCCATGAGCCAGTTCCGTGATGGCGATAAGAAGGTCGAGGTCAAAGGCTCTGTCTATGTCTGGACGGTCTCTCGCTCGGAGACCACGGGCATTGACAAGGACGCTCTGAAAGCTGATGGGCTTTTGGACAAGTATAGCAAGAAATCTGTCCAGTACCGTATGACGGTCAAATAAAGGAGGAACCGAGTATGTATATTGACCCGTTTTGGTGTGGAGTTCTTTCCACTCTCATTACCGAAGTCATTCTGATTATCGCCGCCTGTTTCGTGGTCGGCATGAAAAAGGGAGATAACGACAATGGCAAACGCTAAAGAATTGACGAAGCAGATCAAGGAGCTTCACGAGAAGCAGACCGATGAAATGCGGTCTCTCGAAGAACAGCGTGAGAACGCTCTCAAGGCAGAGAAGTACGATGAATCGGCGAAAGAGCTTCACAATATGTACACCAGCTACATCAACGCTGGCTTCACCGAGGAACAGGCTTGGGCTTTGACCCTCACTATCGTTCAGAACGGAACGAAACGGACACTTTTCTAAGGAGGTACACAACAATGGCAAGAATCCCTATGACGAGTGGGTTTATGGTTATCCCGGAAGGAGAATATGTCTTCCGCATTTATGACGCTACCTATGACGAGGATTTCGGCAGAATCGAGATCAAGCTCGTAAATGCACAGGGAGCCACCCACACCGAGCGTTTTTCCATCAAGGACGCAAATGACGAGTTCAACGAAAAGGCTCTCAACGCTTTCTCGTATTTCGCAAAAACCGCCATGAACGATTATGAACTCGAGGACATTGACCCCGAGGAACTGATCGACCACTATATCCGGGCAGAGGTTGTTCATACCAAAGTACCGAGCAACAAAGACCCGAACAAGGAGGTCACTTTCGCAAATCTCGGCGATAAAGCCCCGGCTGACGGTTTCGACACCGAGCCTGTCTCTCGTGCGCTGACTATCGGCAGAGGTGACGAGAAGCCGAAAACTACTGCGAAACCCGCCGCAAAACCCGCAAAGAAAGCCGCCCCGAGTACCGCCAAAAAGGGCTTAGACCTCGATAGTCTGCTTGGTTGATGTGTAATTCCGGGAGGGGCATAGCTCCTCTCCCGGATTTTAATAGGAGGTGTCACATGGCAGACAATGTAAACCACCCGGCACATTACGAAACTGGTAAGTTCGAGTGCATTGATGTGATGGTCGAAACACAGGGCGTGGAAGCAACGATGGATTTCTGCGTATGCAATGCCCTCAAGTACATTTACCGACACAGGAAGAAAAACGGTGTCGAGGATATTAAGAAAGCCGATTGGTACTTGAAGAAGTACCTTGAACTGGCAGAAAGTGAGGAAGGTAAACCGTGATTATCAAAATCGGACGCACCAAAGAGGAACAGAGCCGTATCAACAAGATGGTTGATTTCATGGGCGAGTATGTGAACGAAGAAATCATCATTGAGCTTTTCAACTATGGGTTTTTCGTAAAACCCGCTTCCATTCACCATCACGGGCAGTATGACGGGGCTTTGTTCGATCACTCTTTCGAGGTAGCAAAAGCTCTTGTCGAAATGACAGAAAAGCTCGGTCTCGAGTGGAAGCTCGAGAGAAGCCCTTACATTGTGGGTATGTTCCACGACCTGTGCAAGCTCGATAACTATGTCAAGTCCAAGTGCGATGAAGCATGGGAGTATAACAACGCCACTTTGCTCCCCGGACACGGTGAGAAATCCGTTATCCTCGCACAGCGTCTCATGCAACTCACCGATGAAGAACTCTACTGTATCAGATGGCACATGGGAGCTTTCGACAGCAAGGAGAACTGGAACAGCTACGGGAGAGCCTGTACTGTCTTCCCGAATGTTCTCTACACCCATACCGCAGATATGGTAGCGGCACGAATCAAGGGGGTGTAAAGCATGGTACTCCCCAATTTGGAGCTTTTGCTCTACAAGGCTCAACAGCTTCTCTCCCATGACGAGGAGTTTATCAGGGCAATCGCAGAGGTGAAGCAGAGTAAGAACAGAGAATGTGTTCGCCCTGACTTTGAGGTGGAGTGTTTTCCTCAGATTTGGGGAAGCACTTGCACAGGGTTCGACATTACTCCTGATGGAAGCCCCGCCGTTGGTGGGTCGGCAATGACTAAGGAATATACAACGGTCATTCACGAAACTGTCACCGATTGCTACTGTGTCTTCTTCGGAGAAACGCCTTGCTACAAGGTGACGAACGCCAATCAGAAGTTTTATGAAGACCTTTTGAAGCGCAACATGGCAAGCCTTTCGGTTGCCAAAAAGAAATATTGAGGAGGTGTGAGCATGAAAATTATCAATGCCGATGTGGAGTTTATCACTCCCATTGACGGTGCCGTAATTCTGAAACGGCTTGAGCAATGCGGAAGGGTTTGCTACAAGTCCGAATCCAATATTACAGACACCAGTTCCCAAAAGTTTATAGCTGGTATCATCAAGCGTGGACATGAAGCTGTTCTGGAACATTGCTCCTTCACGGTCAAGTTTATTTGTGATCGTGGCGTTTCCCACGAAATCGTTCGGCACAGGCTGGCGGCATACTGCCAAGAATCCACTCGCTACTGCAATTACAGTAAAGAAGGATTTGGTTCGGAGATTACCGTTATCAAGCCCTGCTTCTGGAACGAAGACGATGATTTGTTCAACCTCTGGTACAACCTGTGTGCTATGGCTGAACGGCAATATCTGTATATGCTCGAATGTGGTGCTACACCGCAGGAAGCTCGTTCCGTTCTTCCGAACAGCCTTAAAACTGAGGTTGTTATGACCGCCGACATTAGGGAATGGAGACACTTCTTGAAGTTGCGCTGTTCCCCTGCGGCACACCCGCAAATGCGTGAAGTAGCCATGATTCTTCTGGACAAGGTTCATTCCCTGATACCGATTTGTTTCGATGATATTTGGGGTGAATACCATGAACAGAGCTGAGAGAAGAAGACAGCAAAGAGCTGGAATTAAGATTCAGAAAGAACCCACTCTGAATCTCAAGATCAGCGATTTCGACCACATGGTTTCAACGGCTCAGAAAGCCGCCAAAGAAAGGGCAACTGCGGCGGCATTGCATGAGATAGACAGGCAAATTCTTGAGCGTGACGAAGCCTTTTCCCTTGACATTGACGCTATGGTTCTGTGGACACTTCATGTGTGTTGCGGATTTGGAAAACAGCGTCTCGAGCGATTCTATCGGGATATGATGAAGGAACATATTCGTATGCGGAAGTTTTACGAAATGGACGATACATACCCAGAACGATACAAACTCAAAGAGCTTTGCGGTGTTGATGTGGAAGCTCTGAACAATGAATTTAAGGAGGTAATACAGAATGTATAAGCTGAAAAATACAAACGGTAGAGTGACCGCTCTGCTTCGTACCGGGAAGGATTTTGTGCGGCACAGTCTGTCAGTTTCGGCGGCACAGCACATTATCGACACGGGCAAACAGGTCAAGTCCAATAAGCCCGGCTACCCCATCTGCATTGATGATAAGTGGTTCTTCGAGGGTGTCGAGATCGAGGAACCCAAGACCGAGACCGACAGCAACGGCAAGAAAGGCGGTAAGAAAGCATGAGCAGAGCGTTCTATTCTGAGTTTGTAAACCATTGTCTGCGCTTCTATGCCAGACACCCGAAGCCGAGCTTCCATAGTGCGGCTGACAAAAGTAACTGGTTCGCCTGTGACAGCGCACTCAAGGGGTTCACGGACAGCGAGCGTGAAATGCTCCTGTACATTTACCGTGAGGGAGATACCATTCCCGACAATGTGTACCAGATTGCAAAGGCGAAGGGTCTTCGTCAGGACAGCGTGTGGAAGCTGGTGAACGAACTGGAACGGAAGGTGGCGAAACGGCGTGGTTTGTTATGACAATATTCCCGAGGAACTGAAAAATCTCAACCAATGGGTTTGTGCATGGGACAGAAGTAAAATTCCTATGAAGTCATGGGAAAACGAAGCCGCTTCCTCCACCAACCCGGAAACATGGTCTGATTTTGAAACCGCTCTCGAATCCGTAAATCAAGGCCACTATGACTACTGCGGATTTGTTTTCGCAGACAACGGATATGTCGGTATCGACATTGACTGTGGGTACGATGATGAAGGATTTATGAGCGTCCTCGGGGCTGATATTGTCGGCAAGTGCCACAGCTATACGGAGAAATCCCGAAGCGGCAGAGGATTTCACATACTGCTTCGGGGTACTCTCCCCTTCAAGGGAAAGAACAATCTCGCTGGTGTTGAGATATACAAAGCGGCTCGTTACTTCATTATGACTGGCGATACCGTTCTGTACAGGGATATTATCGAAAACCAAGAAGCGATTGACTATGTGGTTGAGAAATACTTCCCTGAGACCAGAGACACCGAAGGAAAGGTTGTTGTGGGGAGAGATAAAATCTACTCTCCTGTATGGGAAGACCCTATTGTTGATGGACGAGTGAAGCTCAGACCTGTTTACCCGAGAATCCCGAACGGAAGCCGTAATATCTGTCTCACTTCCCTCGCTGGTATGCTCCACAATCAGGGGTACAGCAAATCGCAGATTTATGACGAGCTTCTGTATGCAAACACCGTAGCGTGTGACCCTCCTCTCGACAGAAATGAACTGAGGACGATCTGCAACAGCGTCACTCGATACAAAAGATAATTTGTAGCACAAATCGGATAAAAAGTTTTCAATAAAGTGTTGACAAGTAATCCTATCTGTGCTACTATATAATCACAGAAAGACAAGAAGTTATCTAAATCAGATTAAGGAGGAAATACTATGGAAGTCAAGAGAACCATCAAGGTAGACACCGATCAGTTCGAGGTCGGCGATGTTATCAAGTTCAAGCTCGCCGATGGCGAGAAGGTACAGGCGAGAGCGGTCAAGCAGACCAGTATCGGTATGCTCTTTGTTCTGGTGGACTGTCTCGCAAAGGAGTACCCCATGTTTGAGAGCGTGGAGGATATGACCGAGGACTACTTCACCTACGATAACTCCGATCTGCGTAAAGCTCTGAACGGCGAAATCCTCGCTCGCTTCCCGGAGGAAATCAGAAGCCGCATGGTTGCCCTCAATGGGCATGGCGATCTTCTCCGTATTCCCACCGAGCGGGAAATCTTCGGCGAGAATGTCTACGGACAGCCTGACGGTGAGAAGCGGTGGAAGTGCATGAAGAAGCGCAGGAACCGTATCGCATTTCAGGGCAAGGAAGGTGCGTGGGAGTGGTACTGGCTGATGAACCGCCATAAGGATTCCGCTTCCAATTTCGCCAATGTCAGCGGCGGCGGCTTTGCGACCTACCACGCCGCCAGTTTCTCTCTTGGCGTTCGCCCCGTCTTTCTCTTATCTTAACTCTCGCCCCCTTGTGGGGCGAGTGAACCAGAAAACCAATAATACATAGGAGGTATTGTTATGAGTTTGGAAAAAGCGAGCATTTCTTGGAGTGCCAAGCAGTTGAAAAACATGATCGCCAGCGGCAAGATCGACTTCAATCACATTATCCAGAGAAGCTATGTGTGGGAGCGCAAGCGCAAGTCCGCTCTCATTGAGAGCATGATTATCGGCTACCCCATTCCTCCCGTCTTCGCAAAGCGATCTGACGATGGTACGGGCAAGCGTGGCGGCAACATCTACGCCATTATGGACGGTAAACAGCGGCTCTCCACCGTGGCTCAGTTCCTCAATGACGAGTTCGCCTTGAGCGACCTTCCCCCTGTTTCCTACATGGACGAAGCCAACGGAGGCGAGTGCGAAGCCGACATTTCTGGCATGAAGTTCAGCGAGCTTCCCGAAGCCCTGCAAGACCATCTGAACAGCGTCATTTTCAGCGTGACCTACTTCGACAATCTCTCCAAAGAGGAGGAGCGGGAGCTGTTCAAGCGGCTCAATGCCGGGAAGCCCCTGAGTACCAAGTCTCGTCTTCTGGCTTCCTGCAACGACATTGAGGGTCTTCTGGACATTGGCTCTCACGAGCTGTTCGGCGAAATGCTGACCGAAAAGAGCAAGGACAACAAGAATCAGGTCACGCTTGTTATGAAAGCGTGGTGCATGATGAACAAGCCTGTCGAGGAGGTTTCCTTCGAGGGCAAGGACTTCAACCCCCTGTTCGAGACCACCGAGATCACCAACGAGGAGCGGCTTGAGCTGGACAAGGTGTTCTCTCTGATTCACGACACCCACTTCTCTCTGACCGACAATCTCAAGGAGAAAGCGGTTGCCAAGAAGCTGTACACCGAGACCCACCTGATCTCCCTCGTCCCCTACTTCGCCAAAGCGGTTGAGGACGGCATTGACGCTGACATGATGGCCGACTGGCTGGTTGACTTCTTCGGCTCTCACAGCGAGGAGTACGACATTGCCGCAGGAAACGGCTCTGCCAAGAACTCCAACATCGTCACTCGGGACAAGGTTCTCTCTGAGAGCTTCGAGCAGTTCTTCACGGAGGAGTAAAGTATGGCAGAGGGCAAAGCAATTTGTCCTCTGCTTACTACTAATACTGTGGTTGATGAAAACGGGAAAGTAAGTGTTGGCACTCAGCCTGTTTTCTGTATCAAAGAACAGTGTTCGTGGTGGCTTGAGGACAAACAGAAATGTGCAATCGCAGTTTTGGGAGGGAGAAAGTAATGAACTATTTTAATAATCCCCACAAGGGGGTGAAGCGAGGAGATATTTTCTATATCTCCAACTCAAAGTTCTATTCCACAGACCCGAGCAACGAAGCCGGGAGACCCGGTATTGTCGTGTCGTGTGATGAACTGAACGAACATTCCATGTGTGTCGAGGTCGTGTACCTCACCACAAAGGACAAGAAGCCCATGCCTACGCATATCGACATTATGTGCAAAGTACCGTCCACGGCTCTGTGCGAGACTATTTACACCGTGTCGAAGGATAGGCTCGGCGATTATATCCGTACCTGTTCTGAACGGGAAATGGCGGCGATCAACAGGGGTATGTTGTGTTCTCTCGGTATATCCCCCCCCGTAGAGGAAAAGCCCATTTCCCACTCTACCGAGGAAGACATGGTGAAACTGGTCGTGGAGAAAAACCTCTACAAGTCCCTGTACGAACAGCTCCTCGGCAAACTTACGGTGGCGAGGTGATGGGATATGCAGGAGCTTTTTGAAACCCGCAACGGACGGGTGATTATGGACGAGGATTTATCCTCGAAAATGTACCTCATAAAGCACTATCACCCCGAAAAAGCGGACGAGACCAGCTCTGGTTTTGAATGGTCTGAAATGGGTATGGCAAACCTTTTCGGGCTGTTGTACTCCCACGAAGCCCGGTACTGCCCCGAACATCGGAGCTGGTACACCTATTTCGAGGGTGCGTGGAGGAAGGACGAGGGCGCAATCCTCGTGTCCGAGAAAATCAAAGACTTCGTTCGCCTGATGATTCTCTACTGCGGTGAGATCGAAGACGATGATCTGAGAAAGTCATACACCAGCTTTGTGAATAAGATGGGTGACAGACGCATGAGAGACAGAATCCTCAAGGACGCAACGGGTGAGCTTCGTATCTCTGCGGTGCAATTCGACAGCGACCCGTATCTGATAAACTGTCTGAATGGTACATACGATCTGAGAGACTACTCTTTCCGTGAGCATAATTGGGAAGACTTTCTCACCATGCAAACCGCTTTCAGCCATACCGTCTCTCGTGATGTTAAGTGCGAGCGGTGGGAGAAATTCATAGACGAGGTTACTCAGGGGGACAAGGACAAGGCCGACTTCCTGCAAAGAGCTTTGGGGTATTCCATGCTCGGTATGAGCAATGAGGAGTGTATGTTCATTCTTCACGGCAAGACCACCCGAAACGGTAAATCTACCTTGCTCAACACCGTGGAGACCATGCTCGGGGACTATGCGAAGGTTGCTCCTGTCGGCATGATCTGTCGAGGAGACAGGCAGAAGGACGCAGAAGCCGCTTCTCCCACGCTTGCCGGGTTGAAGGGAAAACGCTTTGTCACTATGTCCGAGAGCAATGAATACGGGAAGCTGGACGAGGAGAAAATCAAACAGCTTACGGGCGGCGAAGAAATCTCAGCTCGTGCGCTTTATCAATCGGCGATCACCTTCAAGCCGCAGTTCACTCTCTGGTTGTCCTGTAATGACCTCCCTATGGTTACAGACAAGAGCCTGTTCGCTTCCGAGCGTATCAAGGTGGTGGAGTTCAACAGGCATTTCTCCCCGGAGGAGCAGGACACTCACCTCAAGGACGAGCTGTGCGAGCAGTCCAGTATGAGCGGTATTTTCATGTGGCTCGTGCGTGGGTATATCCGCTACAAAGAGCGTGGGCTTACCATGAGCGGAAATCTGAAAGAGGTTGTCAAGAAGTACGAGCGGGACAACGACATTGTGTTGCAGTTCCTTGAGAACCGCTGTGTGCGTGATGAATCTGTCACTATCCGGGCGAAAGACCTGTATCAAGCGTTCAAGATTTGGGCGAAGTCCGAAGGTGCTTTCGTCCTCTCGGCGAGGAAATTCAACTCTGAAATGGAGCGTCACCCTGAGTGGTTTGACAGGAAATCGACTTCCAGCGGGTTCGTGATCTATTGGGGGTTGAAGCTCAAGGAGGTGGTTTGATGATTGCCACCATAGTAATCAACAAAGAAATCATGCCTGAGTTTGGCACTCTTAGGAAGGGTACTTTGGTCGCTTTTGATATATACCACGGTCAATGTTATGGAAGGTTCGGGAAGATTGAAAGCGTAAATTTGTCTGACGGTACAGTAACAATAGACGATTACCCTTATGGTTTTCATCGTACAGTCAGACATTCTTCCGATTGTAGGATTGGAAAAATGATTATACTCGGCAGGGAGGAAATGAGCGATGAAGACAAGAAATGACATACTGGCTGAGTATGTTCGGAAGAAATATCCTGAGATCGAGCGCACTCTCGACTTTGCCGTTTATTCTATCTCCGAGAGCCTAAAAGGGCTTGGAGTAGCTCTGAAAGAAGCAATGTCGAAAGCTCAGACTGTGGAAATTCCCGATTACTCTGACGAACAACACGAATCGGATTGATTTTTTATCAAAAACGACATTTGTGAAATCGTCCGAATTGTGTTGTAAAACAATCTTTCGGTCTGACGGGCTGGTTGGTTGTATGAAGTAGTAAAAGTAGTTCAAATTAAGGTTTTGCGTGTAACTTCCTCTATATAGAAAAATCCCTACTATTAAAAGTTACCGTAAATTTTGATTTTCAACTACTTTAACTACTGCATGAAGAATAACAAGAAAGGAGACCTTTTCTGATGGAAAAGAAGACTGTTTTAGATAAGAAGACTGTCGAGGGCGTGGAGAAAACCGCCGATACGACTGCCACGGGTGAAGCTCTCGAGCCTGTCAAGACCCGGAAACCCGCAAAGCGAAAATGCAAGCCGAGGGGTGGCAACTCCCCGGTGATTGGTATGAACGGGTACAACTTGGAGGACGGAGACAACAGCAAGTTTATGAAGGTTCAGATTGCGTTGTTCAATATGCCCGACATTGATATGGAGGACAAAGAGGAGGTTGCTCAGAGGTTGAGCGACTATTTCCAGTTGTATGCTGAGAATGATATGAAGCCCACCGTAACGGGCATGGCTCTTGCGCTGAATGGTATGAGCAGACAGACCCTTCGTGCCATTGCTACGGACGCTCCTACGGGTGGTGCTGGCTACAAGACTGCGTTGCCCCGAGACATAGCCGCCCTCATTAAAAAGGCATACCGCATGATGGAAAATTTGTGGGAAACCTACATGAACTCTGGCAAGGTCAATCCCGTGGCTGGTATCTTCCTCGGCAAGAACTACTATGGCTATCAGGACAAGACCGAGTATGTTCTCACCCCGAACACCAGAGACGAGAGCGACTATTCCCCTGACGAGATCAGAGAGCGTTACATTGCCGCTGACAAGGACAAGCGACTTTCTCAAGGTGGAGAGGACGAGGATTCCTCCAACGACTAAGGGACTATCCCTCTCCCGCTCGGTCTCAGCGACTATCGACTTTGCGACTATCGACTACGGCACAGCGACTATCGACTTTGCGACTATGCCGCCCTGTTTGCCCGGTTATCCGGGGAGCATGGGCGGCTCTTTTTATGCAGAAATTCGCACGAAATCCCCCGGTTTTTCTGATCGGCACTTTCACGCTTTACAGAGGTAAAGCAAAACGGGCTTTTCCGGGCTGATCGGTTGGCGGCTGATCGGTTGGAGGGGTTGTTTCCTATTATATAGAGGTAACACAGAGCGGACAAAATAATAACACGAAAAAGATTAAAAAATTATCCGAAAAGTATTGACAAGTTATCCCCGCTGTGCTATCCTATAATCAGAAACAGACAAGAAATTATCCGAAAAGGATTGGAGGTATTTACATTATGAAAATGACAGTAAACGCATGGGATATGAAACAGGTTTTTGAGAAAATGGATCGTGATTATTATTCTATGAACGGGCTTGACGCTCTATTAGAATACTATGACGAAATTGACGAAAATATGGAATTTGACCCGATTGCAATTTGTTGTGATTGTTCCGAATTTGGGGAACACGGGGCGGCTCTTGATTTTGATAGCCTTATTTCCGATTATGGTTATTTACTTGATCGGGACGAATGGTTAGACGAAAACGCACTTTCCCCGGACGAATGGGAAGAAAACAAGGATTTATATATTGACGCTCTTATAGAGGTTTTGAAGGATTATACAACGGTTCTTCATGTGTGCAACGGCAATTATATTGTGTTCGCTTTTTAAGGGGGTGCAATGAATGAGACAGTACACCTTTACGGAAAACGGCTTTACTTTTGAGCGGGTGGACAAAAAGCAAGCCCGAAAAGCCTATAACAACGGTTTAACCGTTCGTTTCTGCCCTTGCAATTTGCGCCCCGGTTTCCCGTTTCGGCCTGATATGGATATGAATAGAGCGCACGAAAATTGTGCCGGGGTGGATTTTGAAACGCTCTTGAACGCTTTTGAATTTTATAATTGCACCAACACAGAAACAGGCAGATACACCGCTTTTTATATCCCGGTTGTGTGGGTTGATCGGTTCACGGGCGAAAAGCCCACGGCGGCAACAATGGGAACGGTTAAACAGTACGATTATAGTTATATGGAGGTATAACACGATGAAGGTTTATGCAAGACAGATTGCCCCGGAATATCAGGAAAGCCCCCTTTTCATGGGTGATGAATTTTTCCCCGATAATATTGCAGTTTGCGGAAATCGTGATTATCACAGCCATAAACCGGAGCTTTTCGAGAATGTGCAGAATGTACTCGAACAGGGGGAGCTTGCGGAAATTCTGGAATATCCGAAAAATTGGGCCGATTGGTACAAAAACGCAACACAAGCAATCACGGAATATTTACCACCAACGAACGGCAAAAAGTACAGCACCAACGCAATACACGCCTTGCGCTGTCTGGTTCTTGATTATTCGTGCTGTGCTTGCAGTAAAGAGGATGAAATACTTTGCAAGGTTCTTTCTATTGTAGATGGTAGGCCGTGGGATTGGTCTACAATCCGGGGAAGCTGTCAAATGGAATGGCAAATGGTATTCTATCCCGTTGACGAATGGAGCAAGGAAGCCTTGCAGGAATTTGAAATGCAATATTTTAATGAAGGTACAGAATGGATTATACATGATGAACAGGAAGCCCCGGAAGATATTAGCGGGTATTCTGTTTACTGTATCGGCTGGAACACGGAGCAGATAAAGAAAGAAATAGCGGAAATCACAGGGGCAAGCCCGGAAGAAATCACGCTTTTTGAATTTGGCGGCTATACAAAAACGGCTTATTATACGGAGGTGTAAACATTATGACGAATTACAACGAAATCGCACAAAATAACCTTGACGCAATCATGCAGGAATTGGCGCAATATACCCGAATGGCGGAGGAAATCGCCGCCACGGTGGACAGTTTGAAAGATATTCTGAAAAAGCACATGGAGGAAAACGGGCTGGAAGTCTTGACAGGGAACGAACACAAGGCCACATATAAAACCGTTGTTTCGTCCCGCATTGACACAGCCGCCCTAAAAAAGAACGCCCCCGCCGTTGCTGATCGGTTCACCAAAACCACCACGGCGAAACGGTTTACTTTCGTGTAAGGGGGTGGGAATGTGTTGATTGCCCTTTGCATTATCGCTTTTCCGTTGGTTGTCCTTGCAGAGCTTTTGAAAATGAATAAGTAAGGCACAGAGCCGCCCCGCCGTGGGCGGCTTTTCTGATCGGTTGCGGGTACTGTGTCGGGGTTGGCGCAAAACCTAATCTTGAATAGCCGCAAACGGGCGGCGGGGCGGGTTGTCCAGAGCTTGCAAGCCGGGGGAACGGGCGGCGGGTTGCTATCCCCCCGGGGGGGACACAGCACCGCCCGAGCCGGGGGAGGGAGTGCTTCGAGTACCCCAAAATTATAAAAAGACCTCATTTAAGATAATTTATTATCCGATTTGTGTTGACAAACATTGTCACAAGTGCTATACTATAACCAAATCCATTACGAGGAGGTAAAAACCGCATGGTTAAGAACAATATTGAGCTTGATGTGAAGGTGAAATGCCTTGAAGCCAACATGACCCAACAGCAGGTCGGCGAGACCATCGGCACGACCGGGCAGTATGTGAACCGTATCATCAAGAAGAAGGACGGTATCGTGAACAAAACCTTCGTGGAAATGCTTGAAGCACTTGGGTATGACATTGAATTGACCTATGTTCCGAGGGCTGAGAAGTAGTAAAAGTAGTTGAAAATCGGTTTTTGCGTAAACTTTCACTATATAGACCCCCTTATAGGCGAAATTCCCGCAAAAATTGAAAAAGAACTACTTTCACTACTTCGTACAACACGATAAGCGTTAAAAGTTATCCATATCGGATAAGAGGAGGTGATTATCTCGTGAAACAGGCGATTGGCTATGTCCGTGTGTCCACGGAGGAGCAATCCGCTGATGATAAATACGGCATTGAGGTTCAAAAACAGGCCATTCTCTCCTACTCTCAGGAAAACGGTTATGAAATTGTCTGTTGGCTGACGGACACAATCAGCGGTGCGAAGGACAATCGCCCCGAGCTTGATAAGATTCTCTATCAACCCGATCAGCTACCGCACCATGACGCTGTGATTGTGTTCAAGAATGACCGTGTTGCTCGTGACACGAAACTGTACTTCTACTATTTCTACACATTGGAGAAGCGCAATGTGGCCTTGTTGTCAACCGAGGAGCATTTTTCAGAGGGAGACGATTTCGCCAACATCTATCGTTCCCTTTTGATGTTCGTTGCAGAGCAGGAACGGAAAAACATCGCCCTGCGTACTGGCAAAGGAAGATCTCTCAAGGCTCAATGTGGCGGCTATTCTGGCGGCAATAAGCCATACGGGTATTATGCTGTCGATGGGGTTCTTATGTTGAACCCGAAAGAGCGTCCCATTGTGGAGATTGCTTTCAGAGAACATGATGTGAAACACACTCCCCTCACGGACATTTGCGACATTCTGTATGACAAGGGCTATCGAACCCGCAAAGGAAAGAGATTCCAGCCCTCCACCATTCGAGGGATTCTCGCAAACAGGAAGTTCTATGAGGGGCAGTACAAATATGGAGATACGGGTTGGGTGCAAGGTGTCCATACCCCTATACTCCCATTGGAGGTGTGATTTGGGACTATGATTGCTTTTTTGGGTGTCATAAGTGTGTTTTGCACTTTGATATTTTTTGTCGGGTTCTTAATACAATGTATTAAGAAAAAGCCAAGAAAAAGGACTTGGGGGTTGTATCTTGCGTGTTCTGTGACGGTGTTTGCAATATGTTTTGCCATTACTCCCGTGTCAGATAAAAATGAAACAGACACAAATCAAAACGTAAATGTAAGTGAGCAAACAAACTCGACAGATTCCGTTTCGGAACACACAGAGAACGAAATTAACCAAGAGCAAAGCACAGCGGAAGAAAAGGAAGCCACAGAAGCCGAAAAATTTTCTCAGAAAAATAAGGTTTCTTTAGAACTTGCCGAAAGTCTTGAATCGGTTCTTGAGGGTATCGAACTCACGGATAAGAGCAAAGTTGGAGTTTTCCATTATGATTTGACAGATATATACGAATGGAAACAAATTGACGATTGGGCTTACGGGGAGCGATATTCTGGATATATGGACATGGAGCATATTTTTTATTTCTATGTTACGGATAACACCGTAGTAGGCGTTCGTGATGGACATGGGAATATATTTTATACAGCAGATTGAATGTGGGTGCGTTATCGCACAGAGAAAAATCTCTGAACGGTAACGCACTCTTTCTTTGTTTGGAGGTATGTATGGAAAAGTTGCTCAAGAAAATCCTGACTACGATCAAGAAAAAGCCCGATGGTAGTCAGGCATACGAAGATTTGTACTATATGTGCGAGGAAGCGATGAAGACAGACGAAGCTCTTGCCGTAAAATATCTCAAGCTCTTGTCTCAGGTAATCGAAAATCGGATTCCGAAGACCAAAGAAGACAAGATGTTGAGATTTTTATTTGGGCTTCATAAAAAGGTCTTGCTCGCCGCCGCACCGTTTGACTTTGATTCCTATTTGCTGTACATCGAATGGAACAGAGAGCCTGAGAAGAAGTTCTATCCTCCACGAAGACCCGTGTTGAAGCAAGTGGTGGACGCTTTACAGGAGCTTGCCGATGATAAATTGGATTTGCTCGCAGTCTCTCTCCCTCCCGGTAGTGGAAAGACCACGCTGGCGATCTTCTACCTCACATGGCTCGGCGGGAAAGTTCCCAATGACCCCATGCTCACAGGCAGTCACTCCAACGCATTTATCCGAGGGGTGTATGATGAATGTCTGCGAATTTTGGACAAAGACGGAGATTACCTCTGGCACGATGTTTTTCCGGGAATAAAAGTGTCCAACACAAATGCGAAAGATTGTCGCATTGACCTCGATAAGCGTCAGCGTTTCGAGACATTGGAGTTCACTTCTATCGGAACCGGCAATGCGGGTTTGTATCGTGCGGCTACGCTTTTGTACTGTGACGATCTGGTGTCTGGTATCGAAGTTGCTTTGAGCAAGGAGCGATTGGACAAGCTGTGGGAGACCTACACCACCGACCTTCGACAGCGTAAGATCGGAGATCATTGCAAAGAGTTACATATCGCTACACGGTGGTCTGTCCATGATGTAATCGGCAGACTTGAGCGAGAGTACGGTGATAGCGAACGAGCGAAATTCATTGTCGTTCCCGCATTGGACGAAAACGATGAATCGAATTTTGACTATGCGTATGGCGTTGGTTTCTCTACACGCTTCTATCACGAGCAGAGAGACATTATGGACGATGTGAGCTGGCGAGCATTGTACATGAACGAGCCTATCGAGCGTGAAGGTCTTGTGTATTCTCAAGACGAGCTTCGTCGTTACTTTGAGCTTCCTTCGGAAGAACCTGACGCAATTATCGGCATTTGCGATACGAAGGACAAAGGTACTGACTATGCTTTTCTCCCCGTTGCGTATGTCTACGGTCAAGATTATTACATTGACGATTGCGTATGTGACAATGGGCTTCCGAACATCGTTGACGCTCGGTTGACCGAGATTCTTGTCAGGGACAAGGTGAAAAGCTGTCGCTTTGAATCGAACTCTGCGGGAGGTCGTGTTGCTGAGAAGGTACAGAACGAAGTGAAAAAGAGAGGTGGTATCACCAAGATCACCACAAAGTTTACTACTGCCAATAAAGAGACGAAGATCATCGTCAACAGCGCATGGGTCAAAGAGCGGTGTTTGTTCAAGGACAGCTCTCTTTATCAGAAAAAGTCTGACTATGGGAAGATGATGGATATGCTCTGTTCTTACACCATGTCTGGCAAGAATAAGCACGATGATGTTCCTGACGGTATGGCTATGCTTGCAGAGTACGCTCAGAGCTTGGGGGCGGCGAAGGTTGAGGTCTTCAAGCGTCCGTGGTAATAGCAAAAGGATTGTTCTATCACACTTTTTCTGCTAAAACACTATATTTTGTGTATTGTACAGTTGACAAACGCTATATATTGTGTTATCATAATGTGTAGAAAATCATATAGCGATGTTATGGGTGCATGATTGCACGAGGTTTTAGTCCTCGAACAATTATGCGCCCATTTTTTATTTTTTCGGGAAAGGAGGGGCAATCGTGGCAAATCAGGTTGACGAGAGCAAACCTCTCAACGAAACACGGGTCATGTTTGGCAGACGCATTATCAAAACGAGTGTTACGGAAATCACCGAGGATAATGTGGTCGATGTTCTGAACAAAGCAATAGCAACCCATTCGATCAATCGTAGCGAGATTGATTACCTGTGGAAATATTATCGTGGCGATCAGCCTATCCTTCGCCGAAAGAAAGATGTGCGTCCCGAAATCTGCAACAAAATCGTTGAGAACCGAGCGAATGAGATTGTTTCCTTCAAGGTTGGTTATCTCTGTGGAGAGCCTATCCAGTATGTAAGTCGCAAGGGCGGCGAGGAAATCGTATCTCAGATTAACGCTCTGAACGAAATGATGTTCGCAGAAGATAAGGCCGCTCAAGATCAGGAGCTTGTGGAATGGCAGATGGTTTGTGGAACGGCATATCGTCTTGTCCTTCCTGACGAACCGGGAGAGGAAGACGAAGCACCGTTCGAGCTGTACACTCTCGACCCGAGAGACACCTTCGTTGTGTACTCCAATGAGATCGGGAATAAGCCTGTCATGGCTGTCAAATACAGCAAGGACGATGATGAAATCTTCCATTACTCCATTTACACCGAAAATCGGTATTTCCATGTTGACGGTGACATTCTGAACAAGGAAAAGTCGAAGCCCCATGCCCTTAACATGGTTCCGATTTTTGAGTACCCTGCAAACAACGCAAGGTTGGGTGCTTTTGAGATCGTACTTCCCCTTCTGGACGCTATCAATAAGATCGACAGCAATAGACTGGACGGCATTGAGCAGTTGGTTCAAGCCTTCATCAAGTTTATTAACTGCGATATTACCAAAGAGGAGTACGAGGAGTTTTTACAGCTCGGAGCAATCAAAGTGAAGTCCGTAGATGGACAATCCGCTGATGTTGGAGTAGTCACTTCCGAACTGAATCAGACACAATCGCAGACGCTCAAGGACGATATTTACAATGCTGTTCTTACGATCTGCGGTATGCCTAACAGAAACGGCGGTGCTTCCACGAGCGATACTGGCTCTGCGGTGTTGCTTCGTGATGGCTGGTCTGACGCAGAAGCGAGAGCAAAGGACAGCGAGAATGTGTTCAAGCGTTCCGAGAAGAAAATGCTCAAACTGGTTCTTCGGATTTGTAGAGACCTCGGAAATGTCAATCTTTATCTGAAAGACATTGACATGAAGTTCACTCGGAGAAATTACGAAGCAATCCAGAGCAAATCTCAGGTTCTCATTTCCATGCTCCAAGAGCCTAAGATTCACCCGCAACTTGCTTTCCAGCATAGCGGTATGTTCTCTGATTCCGAAAGTGCTTACACCATGAGCATGAAGTATTACGAGGAGCAACAGGCAAAGGCAGAAGCCCTTGCCAAAAAGAACCCCACTCCTTCTGAGGAGAATAACTCCTCAGATGGGAAAACAGATGTTTGAGCGGTTCGCCGCTTCAAATATGGCGGTAGAGAAACCGCCTTAACAAATCGCAAAAGGTAGAGAAACCTTAAATCGCAAATGTAGTCACAGAAGACTTAAAAAGACAAGGAGGACTTTCGTATGGCAAAGATTGATGTATCGAAGATCGAGGGTTACGAAAACATGACCCCGGAACAGAAGATCGCCGCTTTGGAGGGATATGACACTCCTGACCCCGATTACAGCGGCTATGTGAAGAAAGATGTTTTCGACAAGACCGCTTCTGAGCTGGCTGAGAAGAAGAAGCAGTTACAGGCCAAGCTGACCGAAGACGAAGCCGCCAAGCAGAAGGAACAGGAGGAGCGTGAAAAGCTCCAAAAGGATTATGAAGCCCTGCTTCATAAAACTACTGTTTCCGAGAACAAGGCAAAGCTCTTGGCGATGGGTTATGAGGAAAAGCTCGCCGCTGAAACTGCCGAAGCTATGGCGAACGGCGATACCGAAAAGGTTTTTGCCAACCAGCAGAAGCACCTCGAAGCATACGGTAAGAAGATTCGTGCGGAAGCCCTTAAAGATACCCCGAAGCCTACCCCTGATGGGGACGGGAAAACCATGACGCTCAAAACCCTTCGGGCTATGACCCCGCAGGAACGCTATCAGTATTCGGTGGAACACCCCACCGAGTACAAAGAATTGTATGGAGGTAATGAATAATGGCACATAAGATTTACGATAACTTCTACCTCTCCAACGAGGTCGAAGATCAGTACAACTCCCATCTGAATTTACAGCAGTTCTGTACTGTTGACAATTCTCTGGTGGGTACGGCTGGCATGAAGCGCAAGATCAATGTCTACAAGGCCACCGATGGCACCGAGAAGCTCACGATGGGTCAGGGCAACAGCAAGTCCATCGAGGTTTCTTACACCGAGGAGGAGTACGAAATCCTCATGGCGCAGAACAAGTTCCAGTATTATGACGAGCAGGAAATGACCGACCCCATGCTCGTTCCTGTCGGCACTCGCCACATGGGTACTGATATGTTCAACACCGTCAATGCGGACATTTTCGCAGAGTTCAACAAGACTACTACCGAACTGTCTGCTACCGATTACGGCTTTGGCACTTTTGCGGACGCTGTTGCCAAGCTGAACCTTGAGGAGACCGACAATGACCCGGCTCAGGTCGCTCCTCGTTGTTTCGGCTTTGTGAACGCCGCCGATATGGCAGAAGTTCGCAAGGCTCTGAAAGACGAGCTGAAATATGTGGAAGCGTTTGCCCGTGGCGGCTATGTCGGTACTGTCGCTGGTGTCAACCTGTACACCAAGAAGGACGCTGTGAGCGGCACGATCATTGTTGCCACTCGTCAGGCCGTTACCATCTTCAACAAGAAGGGTGTCGAGATCGAGCAGGAGCGTGACCCCGATATTCGTCAGAATACCATCTACTCCCGCAAGTATTATCTCGCCGCTCTGACTGACGAGACCAAAGCGGTGAAGATCACCGTTACCCCGAGTGTCTGAGAGGAGGGCGTAGCAAATGTATAAAGTGGTGAGTTCTTTCCGGGACGCAAAGGACAATAACAGGCTCTATGCCGTTGGTGACGAATATCCTGCCACCAACATCAAGCTCTCCAAGTCCCGTATCGAGGAGCTGGCAAACGGCAAAAACCGTTTCGGCAGGGTTTTCATCGAGGAAGTGTCTGACGGTAAGGAAGACGCTGGCGATAAGGCAAAGGCCGATTCTGGCAAGTAAGCAATAGGAGGTGGACAACTTGAACGATGAAGAAAAGCTGATTGCTCTCAAAGCTATGGTCGGCGGCTCCGACACGGACGATGTTCTGTCCACCTACCTCAAATTGGCGGGGAGAAAGATCATTGCGAGGGCATATCCGTATGACCCAAGCGTTACGGAAGTGCCTGTTCAATATGAAACGCTTCAATGTGAAATCGCCGCCTATATGCTCAACAAACGAGGTGCGGAGGGACAGACCTCTCACTCTGAGAATGGTATTTCTCGTTCTTACGAAAATGCCGACATTCCCGCTTCAATGCTCAGAGTAGTTACTCCTCATGTGGGGGTAATCAAATGAGAACAATGTTGAGGAACAAAAGCAAATTCCATTATGCGCTGTACAAAGATAAAGTCCCCAAAGTCGATGAATACGGAAACCTGACAGGTGAGTACGAACTTCGGTACGAAAATCCTGAGAGCTGTTCGGCGAATATTTCTGCCGCAAAGGGTGAGACCACAACTCGTCAGTTCGGAGAAAGCGAAGCCTACGACAAGGTTATTGTCATGGATAATAGAGCACCGCAGATCAACGAATATACGGTTTTGTGGGTAGACACCGTTCCTCTGGTGGACGATTCCGGGGCGTTAAAGCTCAACGACAAGGGAGAGGTTATCACTCCTCACGATTATATCGTGAAGAAGGTTGCCAAGAGTTTGAACAGCGTTTCCATCGCAATAAGCAAGGTGAATGTCCGTGGGTAAGAAGAAAATATCTTTCAAACTTTCCGAGCAGGACATTGATAGAGCCATTAAGGAACTGGCTGACTACAAACGAGAGATTCAAAGAAAGACAGAGCTTCTTCGAGATAAGGTTGCCGAAAGGCTGGCTGACGAAGCGAGAAAGGGCTTCGCCGGGGCGGTTGTGGACGATCTGGTTCGAGGAGGTCAACGATTCGCACAGGTCGATGTGTCTGTAAACAATCGTGGTTCTGTTACTGTGGTGATCGCAAGCGGCGAGGACGCAGTATGGGTCGAGTTTGGTGCTGGTGTATATCACAATGGCTCCCCCGGTTCTTCTCCTCACCCGAACGGTGCTGAACTCGGAATGATAATCGGCGGTTTCGGGAAAGGAAACGGGAAAAAGGAAGTATGGGGATTTTACGAGGAGGGGGAACTAAAACTCACTCGTGGTACTCCCGCAGTAATGCCTATGGCACGAGCTGTAACTTCCGTTTGCAATGACATTCAGCAAATAGCGAAGGAGGTGTTCGTGTGATTGACATTGAGACAGAAATATTCAACAGCATTTCTGTGAAGGTTCGTGAAAAATACTCACAAATCTTCCTTACTGGCGAATATGTAAAGTCCCCTCCCTCATTTCCATGTGCGTCAATCGTTGAGGTGGATAATCAGATTTACAGAAATACTCGCACAACCGAGTGTATCGAAAATCATGCACAGTTGCTTTACGAGGTCAATGTGTACTCGAACAAGCATAACGGCAAGAAGGCTGAGTGCAAAGAGATTATCTCCTACATCGACAGTCTCATGGCGAGCTTTGGATTCACACGGACGCTTCTCAATCCCGTTCCCAATGAGGAGGACGCAACCGTTTATCGCATGGTGGCTCGGTACAGAGCTATCGTATCGAAAAACAAAGTCATTTACAGGAGGTAAGAATCATGGCTATTAGCACCTATAAGATTTTCCTCATGCAGAAGAACGCTGACGCATGGGAGAAATTGATCAACATTAAGGAGTTCCCCGACCTCGGCGGCACTCCCGAAATGCTGGAAACCACCACTCTGTCTGACAAAATGCAGACCTACATTCCCGGTATTCAGAGCATTGACGCTCTCGAGTTCACTTCCAACTACACCCTCGAGGACTACAAGAAGCTGAAAGCTCTGGAAGGTCAGGACAAGGAGTACGCTGTCTGGTTCGGCGGTACGGAAGCTGGCGATACCGTTACTCCTACTGGCTCTGACGGTAAGTTCAAGTTCAATGGTCAGTTGTCCGTCTTCCCTGTCGGCGGCGGTGTCAACGAGGTTGTTGACATGACCATTACCATTGCCCCGTCCACTCCTATCAGCATGGACGAACAGGCGTAACCAGAATTTCAAGGAGGAAACAATCATGGCAAAGCAGTTGAATTTCACCTATAACGGCAAGGATTATACCCTCGAGTACACCCGCCGCACCGTGACCGAAATGGAGAAGAAGGGCTTTATCGCCGCAGAGGTTGAGAGCAAGCCCATGTCCACTCTCCCGGCTCTTTTCGAGGGCGCATTTCTCGCCCATCATCGCTTCGAGAAGAAGGAAGTTATCAATGCGATCTTTGCGAAGCTGACGAACAAGGGGGAGCTGATCGGCAAGTTGGCTGAAATGTACAACGAACCGATCATGGCTCTTGTCGAGGAACCCGCAGAATCCGAGGGAAACCTGAACTGGACAGCGAGTTGGTAAGTGATTCGCTGTCCAACGATAAGTCCGCTGAGTGGGGAAGCGAGCGTGAAAATCGCTTCGCTTCCCCTTCTCCTTATTCGGACATTTTCTACAAGAAGTTCCCCTATTACTTATCAATAGGAATGACGGAAGAACAGTATTGGGACAAGGACTGTTGCCTTGTGAAGTTCTATCGCAAAGCGGAAGAACTTCGCAAAGAGCGTGTCAATCAAGAAGCATGGCTTCAAGGAATGTACATATATGACGCTCTTTTGAGGGTGGCTCCTGTTCTACACGCTTTCGCCAAGAAAGGAACAAAGCCGCAACCTTATGTCGAGGAAGCATACCCCATCACCGAAAAGAAGATGGAAAGTGCGAAGTCGAAAAAGGAAAAGGCAAAGTCACAGAAAGGCTTGCTCTATATGCAAGCGTATATGGTGGCGAACAACAAAAGGTTTGGAGAAAGGAAGTGAGTTTTTATGCCTACGACAATCGAAAGTCTCGAGCTGGAAGTACAATCGAGTTCCACTTCGGCGAGTAAAGGTATAGACGCTCTTTCCGCTTCTTTGTCTAAGCTCAAAAATGCAGTAAAGGGCGGTGTGGGACTTACCAGCGTAGCTAATCAGGTACGCAATCTCAACACCGCCCTTCAATCTGTGGACGGTTCTTCGATTGACAAAATCGACAAGTTGGTAAACAGTTTGTCGAAATTGAAGAATTTGGGTAGCGTCAAGATTTCTTCCTCTATCGGAAACCAGCTCAAAAATATCGGTAGTGCCGCTTCTTCTTTGAACGGTGCGGATTTTTCTGGTATTGGAAAACTGTCCTCTGCTATTCAGCCGTTGAGTGCGATTGGTAAGGCTTCTGGTCTTCAATCCACGATTACTCAGTTGCAGAAGTTACCGCAGTTGGCGCAGACCCTTAACTCTGTGAATTGGTCTACTCTCACTTCGCAGTTACAACAGTTGTCCAATGCGCTCGCACCTCTGGCAAATCAGTTGAACACGGTGTCGAACGCTTTTACGAGATTGCCTACAAATATTCGCCGGGTTGTTACTGCTACAAACGCAATCCCGCAAGCGAACAACAGGGCGGCTAACAGCTACATCAACCTGTGGGCAAAGCTCAATATGGCTATCAATGCCGTAAGAACAGGTGCGAGGATTATCGCTTCTTGGATTACTGAATCCAATAGCTATATCGAGAACTTGAACCTGTTTTCGGTTTCTATGGGTGAGTATGCGGAGGAAGCCCAAAAATATGCCGAAGCAGTTGGAGAATTGATGGGTATTGACCCCGGAGCATGGATGAGAAATCAGGGTGTGTTCAATACGATCATTTCTGGTTTTGGCGTAGCCAGCGATCAAGCATACCTCATGTCTAAGAACCTGACACAGCTCGGTTACGACCTGTCTTCTTTCTTCAATATCAGTTATGAAGACGCTTTTCAGAAATTGCAGTCTGGTATTTCTGGCGAGCTTGAGCCGCTTCGCCGTTTGGGTTACGACCTCTCTGTGGCTCGGTTGCAACAGGAAGCGTTGAATCTTGGTATTGAAAAGTCTGTTATGGAAATGACCCAAGCGGAGAAATCTCAGCTTCGGTACTACGCCATTATGACACAGGTTACGGTGGCGCAGGGAGACATGGCGAGAACCCTTAACGCTCCCGCCAACCAGCTTAGAGTTCTTCAAGCTCAAGTGACGCAATGTGCGAGAGCGTTGGGTAATATTTTTATCCCGGCTCTGAACGCTGTTCTGCCCTACGCAATCGCTCTGGCTAAAATTCTTCGGATTCTCGCAAGTGCTATTGCCAGTTTCTTCAGATTTGAATTACCCGAGGTCGATTACTCTGGCATTTCCGCAGGAGCTTCCGCTGTTGGCGATTTGGCTGACGGTGCTGGAAGTGCGGCTGACGGTTTGGGTGACGCTACGGAAGCGGCGAAAAAGCTCAAAAATGCCATGCTTGGTATTGACGAGCTGAACATAATCTCTCCCAATGACAGTTCTTCTGGAAGCGGAGGGGCTGGCTCTGGTGTCGGGGCTGGCTCTGGTGTCGGTGTTGGCGGTAGCGATTTGGGGATTGATCTCCCTGAGTATGACTTCCTCGGAAACGCTGTCGCTTCAAAGGTAGACGAAATCGTTGAGAAAATGAAGGAATGGCTCGGTCTGACCGATGAAATCGACAGTTGGAGTGATTTCCTTCACACTCGTCTTGGGCGTATTCTCACTACTGTTGGAGCAATCGGGTTGGGGCTTGCTACTTGGAAAATATCGAGTGCTGTCCTGACTGCATTGGAAACAATCAAGAATCTGCAAAAAGCAGGACTTGGCAATGCTCTAACTCTTTCCATAGGTCTCAGCTTTACTGCGGCTGGTATTGCCCTCGAGTGGTCTGGCATTATGGACGCTATTCGGAATGAACTGAATAGCATGAACTTTGCACAGATTATTGGCGGCGGTATTTTCACAGTAGGCGGCGGTGCTTTGTTGGGTAAAGGCATTGCGGGTTGGATAACAACCGCATTTGCGGATAGTGCCGTTGCAAAGGCTTTGGCTACTGCGGCTACCAATTTGGGTCTCGGTTCTGCTACGGCGGCTGGTGCGGCGATTGGAGCTGGTATTGCGGCGATTATCGCTGGTGTACCCGCATATTTTGTCGGCATTTATGACGCAATCAAGAACGGGCTGAACTGGCTCAACGGTCTGCTTATCCCCGCTGGCTCGACAGCGGCGGCGGCTGGTATTGGTGCGATCATCGGTGCTTGTGGTGGCCCGATTGGTGCTGGTATCGGCGCACTCATTGGTCTCGCCATTGGTTTGATTACTGACGGAATTATCCTTATCACCGAGCATTGGGACGAGATCACCTCGTTTTTGAAAAACTTCTTCACGGTCACAATTCCGAATTTGTGGAACAGCTTTGTCGGCTGGCTGAAAAACCTTCCGTCTGAAATCTCTCAATGGTTTACAGATTTGTGGCAACCTATCAAGGATTTCGATTGGTACGGTTTGGGTCACGATGTAGGCACATGGTTCGGAAATGCGTTGAAGTCTGGTATTGACTTCGTTACCGTGAAAATCCCGAATTGGTTCTCCAACCTTTGGACTACCATCACCACTTCGGTCAAGACCTTCTTCACCGAAACCTTACCCAAGTTTTTTACCGAAACAATTCCGCAGACCATCGAAAAAATCGCAGAGTGGTTCAAGGGTTTGCCCGAAGCCATTTGGAACGCAGTTCAGAGCGGTTGGGAGTGGCTGGTCGATGTTGGTAAATCCATCATTGACGGAATTGTAGAGGGATTCAAGTCTATCGGAAAGGCCATTGGCGATTTCGTAAGCGGATTTGTCGATGGTGTGAAAGAAGCTCTCGGTATTCACTCTCCTTCTACCGTATTCATCGAAATCGGTGAAATGTGTATCGAAGGTTTGCTCAATGGTCTCGTTGGTGCGCTCAAGGGCATTGGCAAGTGGGTCAAGAAAAACATCATTGACCCTATCGGAGAAGCCATTGAGGACAATCCTATCACGGATATGGTCGTTGAGATCAAAAACACCGCTTCCGAGTGGTGGGAAAAGGCTAAAGAATGGTGGTCTGACGCTACCAAAGACGGTCTTTCCATCGAAACGGCTGTTGAACTGGTGAAGAAGGGCTGGACTTCTGTTAAGAGCTGGATTGGAAATGTGCCTGTTATCGGACAGGCAATCAGCCTTATCAAGAGCGGCTGGTCTACTGTAAAAGAATGGGTAGGTAACATTCCCATTGTTCAGCAGGGTATCGAGCTGATTAAGGAGGGCTGGTCTACTGTTAAGAATTGGGTAGGAAATATCCCCACTTTGTCTCAGGCAATAAGCCTTGTGAAAACAGGCTGGAACACCGTGAAAGAGTGGATTGGCAACATTCCTACCTTGTCCCAAGCGATTTCGCTTATCAAGTCTGGCTGGTCTACTATTAAGAACTGGATTGGTGACATTCCTGTTCTGTCTCAGGCGATAAACCTGATAAAGTCTGGCTGGACTACCGTAAAAAACTGGATTGGAAATATCCCTACTCTCTCGCAAGCTATCAGTCTGGTTAAGTCTGGTTGGACAACAATTAAAGGCTGGATTGGCAATATCCCGACACTCTCTCAGGCAATCAGCCTTATCAAGAGCGGCTGGTCTACTGTAAAGAATTGGATTGGGTATATTCCAACAATTTCGCAAGCGATTTCGCTTGTCAAGTCCGGGTGGTCTTCTGTGAAGAACTGGATTGGGTATCTCCCGGTGATTAGTCAGGGTATCAGCTTGTTTAAGTCCGGGTGGTCTTCGATTAGCAGTTTTGTCGGAACGGGAGTTTCGGTTGGTATTTCTCTTTTTAGGTCGGGATGGTCTTCTCTGTCCTCGTGGATTGGAAACACAGTTTCTGTCGGCATTTCTCTTTATAAGTCCGGGTGGTCTTCGATCAAGAGCTTCTTCGGTCTTTCGAGCGGCGGCTACAATACGGGACATGGATTCAAGATGTTCTCTAACGGCGGTTACATAAATGCCAAAGGAAACAGCGGATTTTGGAAGTCTATTCCCATGTACGCAAACGGAACGGCGAACGCTGGCTTACACGGCTCCATGTTTGTGGCTGGTGAGAACGGTGCTGAAATGGTAGGTCATATCAACGGACAGACCGAAGTTCTGAATCGTTCTCAGATCGCACAGGCAATGAAAAGTGCCGTGGTGGCTGGTATGTCGCAGTTCACCGGGTATTGGCGAACGATAAACAGTCAGATGGTTGTTTGCTCGAACGCTATTATCCGTTCCATTCTCGTAAGTTCTGATGTGATGAACGCAAGTCTCGCTACGGTGGGCGGCAGTTATGACCCGACAAATGCTCTGGCTCAGTCGGTGTATGAAGATTCGCAGAGAGCTTACAACAATTCTTACTCCGAGGAAAGTTTGTCCAGAGCAATGCGGGAGTTCTATCAAGAGTATGTGGAACCCACTCTCAAGGAGATTGCTTCCGATACCAAGAGACAGGCCGACAAGGAGGAACAGACCATCGTACAGGTTGGCAACCGTACCATTTCGGACGCTGTTGTGACACAGCAGAAAGCGAACGGTTATAGTTTCACCAAGTAAGGAGGGGTAGCGATGGCTTATTTAGCGATAAATGGTTATGAGTTACCTCCATGCAAACGAGGTGTGAAGGTGATCGTGACTACTGTTGTTGATTCCGGGCGTGACGCTAACGGTGCTGTGGTGGGTCAGAGAGTTGGACGAGACCAGTATAAAATAGATGGTCTTGAGTGGCCGTGGCTTACAGCCGCTCAATGGGAGAGAATACTCAGCATACTCAGCAATTTCTTCGTCTATGTGACTTTCAACGACCCGGTTACGAACAGTCGAAAGACTGTGAGAATGTATTGCGGAGACCGTACAGGAGAACCCTATTGGGTTACTCCTGACGGTACTCCCACTCACTACAAGGATTGCAAGGTAAACCTGATTGATACTGGCGAGTAAAAGGGGGCGATGAAATGCAGAAAGTATCAAAGGCATACAAAGAAAGCATGAAATCCTCCCTCCGAGAGAGAGCATACATTATGATCTCTTTCGGACTTGTCAATCAGGAAGCCCAAGCAAAAGCAACGATTGACGATGGTGAGTTTGCCTATTTTTCAAATCAGAAGAACATCTTCGGGGAACACCCTGACGATACGGTGTATGCCACGCTCGAGGAGAATTTTACGAAGGTAGATGGGTCTATGTTCTTCCCTCCTCGTAAAACCTCGAGCGGCGGCTATTACGACACAGGTATCATTTCGGAGAAACTTCTCACGGAAGCCATGTTTGAGCTGACAATCAGCTTGAACACGGTGGCGATTGACTTCAAAGGTCTTTCGATCAATTTCGGAGAGAATTACCCGGTTGACTTCGATGTTGTGAGCAGTACCGGGCAAACCATTGAGTTCCGTGGTAACACGCAATCCGATTGGAGAACGGAGGAGGTGTTGGAAAACACCACCTTCATCAAATTGGTGTTCTACACCATGAAGAATCCTGCCAGTCGGCTACGCATTTACTCTATCCTTTTTGGATATGGTTTGGTCTACTACAACGATTCTGTTATGAGTTCTGCGCTGGACAGTTATGTGTCACCCATTGGGGCAGATGTTCCTCAGATTGACTTCACCGTTCAGTTGAAGAACTATGACAGATATTTCAATGTGGATAATCCGAAATCCGCAATAAACTACCTCGAAACGGGACAGGAAATGGACATTATGTATGGCTATCAGCTTCCCGGCTCTGAGGAAATCGAGTGGATTCAAGGAAACCACCTGTTGTGTTCTGAATGGGAGAGTGATGATAGCACAGCGACAATTCGTTGCCAAGACATTTTCAGAAATATGGATTCTGAATACTCGAAGGGTCTGTATAGTGCGTCTGGAAAGAGCTACTACGATTTGGCGCAAGAGATTCTGTCTGACGCTGGCGTGTCTGATTTCTATATCGACCCGAGGTTGAAGAAGCTATACACCAACAATCCCATGCCGAGGGTGAAGCACAAGGAAGCATTGCAGATCATAGCAAACGCTTGTCGCTGTGTGTTGACGCAAACAAGGTTTGGAGCTGTTCAAATCAAGTCCAACTTCATGCCGAGTGCTTCTGTCTCCACAAACGGAGAAACATCGTTCTCCAATGCGGAAAATGTTTTGAACGATTCCGTAAAGGAAGAATATGCGACATTGGCTGGAAATTACACCCCTGTCGATGGAACGATGTTCTTTCTTCCGAGAAATGGAGCGTCCTCCATCAATACGGGATATGTGTCGAAGGAAGTATCGAACGCAGATCGCAAGTTCTCTACAAACCCTGTGATAACGGTCACTATGGAAGCCATTCGTGCCTACTACGGTTTGGAGCTTGTTTTCGGAAATTCTATTCCGTCTGCGTTTACTATTCGCACATACAACAACGGCGATCTTGTGAACGAGTTCCCCATCACTTCGGAGGAGATTGAGAAAACCACAGTAATTCTGAGAGACTTCGATGATTTCGATGTGATGAAGATTGAGTTCACAGAAACCGCAGAAGCCTATAACCGTATCGTTTTGCACTATTTCAGTTTGAGCGATGTAACGGATTTCACTATGACCCGAAGGGATATGACTTCTTCCCCGAAAGCAATCAAGCAGGAGCTTGTGAAAGAGGTTATTGTTCCTTGCTACACCTATCAGCAGAACAACCGTGAGGAGAATTTGGTTTGCGAAGATGTTGAGGTTACGGCTGGACAGGTCGAGACCTATTACATTCAAGACCCGTCTTATGGGTATTTCGCAAAGCTGAATGAGACCGAAGGTTTGGCTGATGTTATTGATTGGGGTAACTACTATGTCACCCTGAGATATAAGGTGACCGGTGAATATAGGCTCGAGGTACAGGGTTACAGGTACAAAATAGTCGAACGCTATGTAACAAAATCTCTCCATGCGAGAGGAAAAACCGTGAAATGGGAAAATCCTCTCATAAGCAACATGGACATGGCGAACGACCTTGCGGAGTGGCTGGCAGAGTATTATTCCGCTGGCATTGAGTACGAATATGACACTCGTGGAAACCCGGAGATTGATGTTACGGATATTGTGTACCAAGAAAATGAGTTCTATTCCGACATGAAGGTGAACATTTACAGGCACACGATAAACTTCAAACAGTCTTTTTCTGGACGAGTGACAGCTCGAAGGAAGGGAGGTTAAGTATGGCGTGGTCTACACCTAAAACCGATTGGAACGGGGAAACAGTCGATGGTGTTTACATCGGAGACAGATTCAATGCCGTTGACTTCAATCGGATAAAAAACAACCTCGAATACCTTCGTGAGCTGGCAATCAAGATGTACGAGGAGTTTTCGATACAGTCTCTCGGGAGTGATCGAACGCCGAAGGATTTCTTCTATGCTGACGAAATCAATGCTCTGGAAGACAATCTGAAAACCATCAACAATAACAGCTTGAAAAGGTCTTATGGTAATGTTCCAGTCTATGTCGATAACGGGAACACGATGGATTTTAAGGAATTGAACAGACTGGAAAGTGCCATTCTCGACCTTTATGAAAAGCTCACGAATGAGTACGAAGGGAGGAGAATGTTTACATGGAATTTTGGAATGAAGGGAGGGCTGTAAATGGCGTGGACATTACTGCCTACTGATTATACGGACGCTGTGTGGAGCGGTCTCAAAAAGTATAGTCAGGTTGATAATTCAGACGGAACGGTGTCCTTCCAAGATGTTACGGTCTACACGAATAGGGAGAAATCCTTCTTCGGCGCAAAGGACGCAAACCGAATGAATGAAGCTCTCAATTACATTATGTCCATGCTGGAAAGCGGGACTGACTTGTATGAGGAGTTCCAGACATATTTCGCCACACAGCAACAGCTCTTTGAAAGTTCCGGGAACAAGGTCATTGAGAATGTTCGTGCGCTTACCAATGCAGAGTACGATTCCTATGTTACCTATGTTGCGGATTTGAAAGAGCGTGGAGATTCCTCTCTTGCCGAAATCGAGCAGACCTATGAGGAACACATGACTTCCTATGAGAGTGAGCAGAAGAAAGCGTTCGATACATGGTTTGATACCATCAAAGGCCAGTTGTCGGAAGATGTTGCAGGGAGCTTGCAGAATCAGACTACGGAGCTTGACGAACGGCTGTCTGCCCTTGAACACATGGTCTTGAAGAATGACTTCACGGCTCCTCTCACGGTGGATAACAGCGGTACTCTGTTGGTCGATGATTTGGGCTTCGCAATCGTGGCTGACTGGAAATATAAGGAGGTATAACCAATGAGCGCAATTAGCATTGAAACCAAGAAAGTGACCGAATTGACTTCGATCACCACACCCGGCGATTCCAATGTGATTCCGATTCACGATGGAACTGGTCTGAAAAAGATCACTTTCGCCAATTTCAAAGCAAAGGCCGTTGAGGACACGGAAGCCAAGATCGCTCCTCTGCTTTTCAATAACGCAGGGGCGCACAATGCGATCTATCGGGGCAAGTCTCTCGGGAGTTCCGTAACCACGGCGCAGTATTCCGCTATTTCTGCGGGTACATTCGATGATATGTACATCGGTGACTACTGGACTATCGGTGGAGTGAACTACCGCATTGCCGCTTTCGATTATTACTATCGTTGCGGTGACACCGATCTCACCAAACATCACATTGTCGTTGTTCCTGATACGAGCTTGTACAACCATGTGATGAACGACACCAATATCACTACGGGTGGGTATGTTGGGTCTAAGATGTACACCGAAGGTCTGGAACAGGCCAAGACCACAATCAAGGCGGCTTTCAGCGGTCATGTGCTTTCGCACAGAATTTATTTGACAAACGCCGTAGCTGATGGACACCCTTCCGCTGGTGCTTGGTGTGACAGCGAGGTTGACCTTATGTGCGAGCAGATGGTTTACGGAGGAGCTATTTTCATGCCGATTGCAAATGGGTCGGCTGTCTACACGAACCATCGTGTGGAAAAGTCTCAGCTCCCTTTGTTCGCTCATGCCCCGAGCATGATTTCCAACAGACAGACTTTCTGGTTGCGTGATGTAGTTTCCGCTTCCGGTTTCGCCTTTGTCGGCGGCTACGGCGATGCGAACTACAGCGACGCCAGTTCCTCTCTTGGCGTTCGCCCCGCTTTCTGTATATCCTAAAATCTGCGACCCCTTGTGGGTCGCACAAGGAGGTTGATTCTTTGAATGTCAGTATTAAAGGCAAAACGAAAACCGTCACAGTTTGAGGTGTTTCATCACTTCTACAAAATGAGGAAGGAGATCACCGATCTACTGCTTAGAGACTTCGGGTACGACCTCGAGCGAGCCGACAGCAAGGCATTGAAGATGTTCGGCGGCAAACCTTATGAGGAACTTACTCCCGAAGAAAAAGCCCGATACGATAAGGTCAAGGCGAAGAACGAAGCCTTTGCCGAGTGGTTTATACATGACGAAAGACAAGTCGTTGTCGATTGTCTGAGAACCATCGGTGAGGAAATCTTCGTGGCGAACAGTATTTATCCTACCTGTATGGAGGAGCTGATTGAGCGAAGGATTCGCCAAGACAGAGCGGTTGGGCAATGTTACAGGCTGACACAGGAGTTGCAGTATGCTATCGAGACCCTTCCTGTCGATGTGAACAAGTACCTTCGTTTTGCAGATTTGATACAGACAGAAATCAACCTCCTCAAAGGTTGGAGGAAATCCGATAACAAATTTAAGAGGGCAATCTCTGATTCCGCTTCCAATTTCGCCAATGTCAACAACAACAACGGCAATGCGAACTACAACAACGCCAGTAACTCTAATGGCGTTCGCCCCGATTTCGATTCTGCGATTGAATAGCCTGTTGAGCGTTTCGCAGACAGAGAAAGGAGAGGTTGTCCTTCCAGTATGGTAAATACAAAACACGACACCACTTCTTACGAGAACTGTGGTTATCAGCGTGAGATATTCGATGGAAATGCGCTTTATGAAGCCTACAAAAGAGCGAGGAAAGGTAGTGATTGGAAGCCACAGGTGCAGAAGTTTGAAATGAACTATCTCCTTGAGTTGGCAAATATGCAAAAGGCTCTCAAGGATAAAAGCTATGAGTTCTTGCCTACCACCAGTTTTATGCTCCATGAGCGAGGAAAAATACGGCATATCACGGGCGAGCAAATTCAAGACAGAATAGTAAAACACGCCCTCTGCGATGAAATTCTGAACCCTGCCATAGAGAAGTACCTGATATTCGATAACGGTGCAAGCCTTGTCGGAAAAGGTATTGATTTCACACGGCGGCGGTTGTTGAAGCACCTACGCAGATATTACGCACAGCATGGGTCAAACGAAGGATATGTCCTTTTGATTGACTTCTCGAAGTATTACGACAATATCAGACATGATGTGCTGTTGCGGCTGTTTGAGAAGTATGTCGATGATGAACACGCTCTGTGGTTGTTGAGAAAGACCGTTGACCGCTCGAAGGTAGATGTGTCTTATATGACGGACGATGAATATGAGAACTGTATGAACAGGCTCTTTAATTCTCTGGTCTATCAGTACATAGACAAATCGCTTCTTACGGGCGAAAAGTTTATGGCAAAGCACCTCAACATTGGAGATCAGGTGGCACAAACCGCTGGTATTGCTTATCCGATTCGGATTGACAATTACATAAAAATTGTCAGGAGCGTAAAGTTCTACGGGCGATATATGGACGATAGCTACATTATCCACGAGAGTAAGGAGTTCCTGTTGGAGCTTCTGGAAGAAATCATTGAGATAGCAAGAGAAATAGGCATTACGGTCAATACCCGCAAGACACGAGTATGTAAGCTCTCCGAGCATTGGCGATTCCTTCAAGTCCAATATTCTCTCACCGATACGGGCAGGGTTATTCAGAAAATCAACCCAAAGCGGTTGACGGGAATGAGAAGGAAAATGAAGAAACTTGCCCCGAAGTTATCGGAAAAAGAGTTCACAGACTGGTATAAGTCTTGGTTCAAGAACCATTACCGCATAATGAGTAGGCAACAGAGAAGCAACATGGATACATTGTTCAATCAGTTAAAGGAGGTAACGAAATGCAGTACACAATCACCCTCGCCGATGGTCGCAAGCTGACCGGGCTTGGCAAAAACGGTGATAACTTCGTCAGCACCGAAAAGGTGGACGAGACGATCTTCGAGGATAATCTCTCCACCATGACGATTTCCGATGGTGAGACCGAGGAGACCTACAAGGATATGGTCTTCATTCAGCAGATGGAGTGGCCTGATGGTACTTACTATCTGGCTTTCCGTGAAAAGTCTCAAGCCGAGAAGGTATATGCGGCTCTGGTGGCAACAGGAAACAGCGTGACCGACATTCAGGTTGCTCTCGCTGAACTGTATGAAATGATTTTGGGAGGTATGTAAGATGGCGAAGATTTATGTTGCCCTCATTCGCAAGGGGCTGAAAACCATTGACGATGTTCCGGCACAGCTTCGTGAGGAAGTCGAGAAGCTGTTGGAGGAGCAGTAAAATGTTCCTCAATATTTTCGGAAACCTACTCATTTTCGTAAAAAGGAAGGAGGTGGAACACATGGCTGTCATTTATGTCGCTCTTATCGTAAAGGGCAAGAGAACCTATCAGAGCGTACCCGCCGTTATCAAGCCGCAGGTGCGTGAGCTTCTGGTAGACCTCGAGCTGGAAGACCTTATCGTAGAGTAAGGTTCAGCGCATGGGCTGTCGTATGGGGTCATTGCGACCCCATACGATAAACCCTACACTACAATAAGGAGATTACGCCTATGGACGAGTTCTTACAGGTTTTTGGCAACCTGACTGTTGCTTCGGTTGCAGTCGTTATTGCCGCTCTGGTGTTCGTGTGGAAGCTGTACACCATCGCCAAAAACCACATGATCGAGCGGTATAAGAAAGAGGAAGAAAAGGAGCGCAAGGTTCAGCAGATTATCGAGCAAGCGTCTCACTACCCGGAATGGCGCAAGCAAAGTCTGGACATTCAGAAATCTCTTTGGGAAGCCATTGATACTGTGAAAAAAGCACAGCTCAATAACATAGAGCGGCTGGAAGTCCTTACGAGAGAAATCGGGCAGAGCGAAGCCACCACCTGTCGTTATAGAATCCTTCGATTCAACGATGAAATTCTTCACGAGCAGAGACACACCAAAGAACATTTCGATCAGATTCTCGATGATATTACTCGCTACGAGAAGTATTGTGACGAACACCCTGAGTATGAAAACAACAAAGCTACTCTGGCGATCAAAAATGTCAAAAGGGTTTATCAGAAATGTTCAGACGAAAACTCTTTCCTGTAAGGGAGGTGGTCTAATATGGACAAGCAGGAGTTTATCAAACAGATTGCGGCCTATGTGGAGAAGTATGCCCCTTCTTACAACATTAAGGTCTATTCTCCCATCATCGCTCAAGCGATTTTGGAGAGTGCCTACGGCACTTCTGAGCTTGCCGTAAACGCTCATAACTACTTCGGGTTGAAATATCGTGCTGGTCGGTGCAAGACCTGTATCGGTATCTACAACAAGGTAGGTAGCGAGCAAAATGCAGATGGGAGCTATACCAGCTCCTCCATGCAATGGTGCAAGTTCAAGAACATGGAGAATGGTGTTATCGGGTACTTCGATTTCATCAATATCTCCAATTACGCAAACCTCAAGGGAGTTACCGACCCTCGGCAATACCTTGAGAACATCAAAGCTGACGGTTATGCCACCTCGCTCAAATATGTGGACAATCTCATGTCTGTCATTGAGCAATGGGGCTTGACCCAATATGACAATGCAAAGGAGGAAGTCAATATGAGCAATTCGCCGCTGGTTACATACACCAATATCAGCAAGAACAAAAATTCGCCGAGAAACCATGCTATCGACACGATCACCATTCACTGTATCGTGGGGCAATGGACAGCGAAGCAGGGGTGCGATTACTTCGCTACCACAGGTCGAGAGTGTAGCGCAAACTATGTTGTCGGTAAGGACGGTTCGATTGGTCTGTCCGTTGACGAGAAGGATAGGAGCTGGTGTTCTTCCAACGCCGCCAACGATCATCGTGCTATCACTATCGAGGTGGCGAGCGACACCACTCACCCCTATGCCGTTACTGACAAAGCGTATGCCGCTCTGCTTGATCTGGTTACGGACATTTGTAAGCGCAATGGTATCAAACAGCTTCTCTGGAAAGGAGACAAGTCTCTGATCGGTCAGGTGGACAAGCAGAACATGACCGTCCATCGCTGGTTTGCGAACAAGGCTTGCCCCGGTGATTACCTGTACAACAAGCACTCTGAGATCGCCGCAGAGGTCAACAGACGGCTCGGGAACGCCGGGGGTACATCTACCCCTACCAATCCTTCCACGCCCTCTACACCGTCCTCTGGTGGGATGTCTGCGGGTACTAAGCTGACCCTCAAGAATACCCCTCTGTATGTGTCTTCCACCACCAAGAACAAGTCTTCGAGCAAGACCGGGACTTTCTATGTGTGGAACAATGCGGTTGTGAACGGCAGAATCAGAATCACCAACAAGACCAGCAATGTCGGTGTTTCTGGACAGGTTACAGGCTGGATTGATGTGGAGGACGCACAGAGTTCCGCTGGTTCTTCTGGCGGCACTTCTACCTTCACCCCCTATCTGGTTAAGGTGACAACCTCTGTGCTGAATATCCGCAAGGGTGCTGGCACGAATTACGGGACGAACGGTGCTATCCGAGATAAGGGTACTTACACCATCGTTGCCGAAGCAGACGGTCAGGGAGCTTCCAAGTGGGGCAAGCTGAAATCCGGGGCTGGCTGGATTTCTCTGGACTACACCAAGAAGGTGTAATCCATGAGCGGCAAGAGGACAAGTCGGAAGACACCGATGGAGTTTTCAAAGAAGATACTGGTTGTTGCGGCTTTCGTGAATGTGGCGGTAATCGTATTCACCTTCATTATGATATGGAGAACTTGCGATCTGTCTCCGCTGGCATATCTCATTCCAGCGGTTGCCGCAGAGACCGCCACAGGCACAGGTTTCTATTATGCCAAAGCGAAAGTCGAAAACCGTATAAAGCTGATGAAGCACTATAAGGTTGAACCGACAGAGCAATCATTCAACGAACAAGGAGGATATTACAATGGTTGATTTGACGCAGATTGTGGTCGCAATTCTGACCCTCATTTTCTCTCTGGTTTCCGCATTTCTGATTCCGTACATCAAGACGAAGGTGACTGCGGAACAGCTCGAGACCATCAAGTTTTGGGTGAACATCGCCGTGGAAGCGGCAGAAATGATCTATGTCGGCACAGGCCGTGGTGAGGAAAAGAAAGCCTATGTGGTTGAATTTCTGAACAGCAAGGGTTTCCATCTCGACACCGCCGAGATCGACAATATTATCGAAGCCGCTGTCCTTGAGCTGAAACTCGCCACAGAAAAGAAGGAAGCCTGACCGAAATCAGACTTCCTCTACTATCAAAACAAATCCGAAGCAATGCTTTACGAAAAATAAGGTGTTCGGATTTGCACAATTTGGTGGAGGATGGGGGACTCGAACCCTCGACCTCTGCGATGTGAACGCAGCGCTCTAACCAGCTGAGCTAATCATCCGTATGCGATTGACAAATGATAGTATACAGGATTTGCCCGGATTTGTCAAGCGCAAATTTTCAATTGTTTTGTTGTGAAAAATTCAATAGTCAAATGCAACAACTTTTTGCTTATATTTTTGTACATTTTA